TACTGGTCCTACTGGTGCGACTGGATATGCTGATAAATTTAACACAAAAACCCAGGAAGAAATTACACTAAATCCACAACAGTGGATAACTGAAGGCGTTTTCATCGAGCCGAACCTCGCCTATATAGCTGGAAACTCTGTAGTGGTTGTGGATAATCAAGACCCAGCTAATTCCTTTGAGGCAACTGTTTCAAGTTATAACAAAGAATCTGGATATATTGTGCTATTGGGTATTCGCAACATTAAGGGGACTTTTGGCGGCTTAGAAGGAAGATATTATAATGTGAATTTAGATGGGATAGATGGTCCCACTGGTCCTACAGGTCCTACAGGTCCTACTGGAGATACTGGTTCTACTGGTCCTACTGGTTCTACTGGTTCTACTGGTTCTACTGGTCCTACTGGTCCTACTGGATATACTGGTCCTACTGGTGCGACTGGATATGCTGATAAATTTAACTCAAAAACCCAGCAAGAAATTATACTAGTTCCACTAGGTGAGTCTTTATTAGACTTTCAGATCGAGCCGAACCTCGCCTATATAGCTGGAAACTCTGTAGTGGTTGTGGATAGTCAAGACACAGCTAATTCCTTTGAGGCGCGCGTTTCAGAATATGACAACGAATCTGGATCTATTGAGCTATTGGATATTCGCAACATTAAGGGGACTTTTAGCACCCTAGCAAGATATTATAATGTGAATTTAGATGGGATAGATGGTCCTACTGGTCCAGGAGGACAAATAAATTGGAGAGGTGTATGGGCTGATGGAACCACATACCAAACGAATGACGGTGTTATTCGTAATGGCACCGCATATGTATCTGCCACGGCACATACAGGCGCTTCAAACAATTATCCAGGAAGTGTTGAAGGAAATAGTTTATGGGGTAATGTTTCCTCAAATGTCGCTACTGGTCCTACTGGTCCTACAGGTCGTACAGGTCCTACCGGATCTACCGGTCCTACCGGTCCTACCGGATCTACCGGTCCTACAGGTCGTACAGGTCCTACAGGTCGTACTGGTCCTACTGGTCCTACTGGTCCTACTGGTCCTACTGGTGCTGATGTAAGTTATACTATCCGTGTTTCTAATAATATTGAGAACACCGTAGAAGAAGCCATAGAAGAAGCCATAGCAGATGCTTATAATGATTTTCTCGGTGTATTACCGGCCGTTAGCCTGGAAACAGTTTTGGCGCTTCCTGATGATGATGAAGACAGAGAAAGATATGATGGTAGAGTACTAAGATTTTTTAATAATTCTAATAATACAGCGAACCAAACTGGAAGCTACAATGTACAAGAAGAATCTGATTCTACGTCCACGACGATAGTTACTATTGGACCGCGTGAGGCCTATTCTTTTATTTGGAGAAATGATAGTGGCGATTGGCTTATAGTGCCTGGCGTTGTTAATGTAAAGTCAAAGCCCCTTAACGTAGCAGCGTAATTAGTCTTCCCATTCATAATATACTTCTACTTAAATAAAAGTTAAGTTTTAAAGTAAATGTCGTGGATACCAATACTTTCATTAAAATCACAATTTAAATGTGGAAAAATAAATACTTTATTAAATGAAAATGTAGTTTTTGAAACACCATTTTCATATAAAAATTATATTGTAGTGTTAACACCTCAATTTAAATCAAAAAAATATTATGTTCGAGAATTAACTGATAAAGGATTTAGAATAATTGGTGATAAAGGATTATATTTTTGGTTAGCTGTTCCTGATCCTAATATTAATTCTGCAAGAATTAGAAACGATAATGAAGAGGAATTTACAATATCACCAATTTATACTGATAAAAATGACGCAGAAAATAATTTATTAAAATATGAAATAGTTAGAGTTAATTTAGATTCGACTAGTATTTCATTACCTGATGGAATTTGTGATATAAATATACGAATTCAAAATGAAAAATTAGATTATTTAGAAGTTAAAGATAGTTCTGATGAAACTGTAGTCACCATGTATGGTGAATTATGCAGTTTTTATTATATTAATAATTCTTGGGTTGTTATTAATTCTTAAATAAATTTTCTATATATTATATAAAAATGGCATCCTCGAACCCAGTAAATCCTACTGCGCTATCGTACCTAGCGAGTCGTGTTAAGACTTTAGAGGACGATACAACCCCTACAACCTATAAAATTGAGCACACTATTTCTGAAGATCTCGACGACGCCATTGATGATGCTTATGATGATTACTTAGCAATATTACCAGCTATTCCAACTCCACTTGACGATAATACTGAACCTGTACAAGTCTCTCTTCCGGCCGCCGACTCTTCTTACCCGAGAGACAATGGAAAAACATTGAGATTCTTTAATGATACTGTTGCGACTTCTCCGAAATATTACGAAATAAAAGATGGTGTAAAAGATGGTGGTGGTGATAATATTATTACTACACTCTTAGGACAAGAAGCAATAAGTATGATATGGAATAGTACAAGATCAGCATGGACTTGTATACCTGGTATTGTTAATGTAAAATCAAAAACTGTTGTAGAGATTCCTACTTCGTCTGCCTAAATTCGGTTCCATGAGTAGCAGCTTTTTCGGATGCAGAAACACCTTTCCAATTCCATGACATAGCATCATAAAGGGATTGTTGTTGAGGATTTTTAGGTTTTAAATCTAAAAAACCTGAAACTCCAATTCTAGAATCAGAAGTTTCATATCGGTCTTTTGTAGATGTAGGAACTTGTTGTTTGCTAATAGCATTGACAAATGAATTCCAATGTTTTTCCATTTTGTTTTCAAGCAAAGATTTTACTTGAAATCAGGATTCCACATATTTGTATAATCTTCTAAGAACTCTTGGTGAAACCAGTTCCTAGTTTGTCCAGGTTGTTCATAATAAGCATCGCCGAAATCAATGATGTAGACTTTTTCATCATCGTCCATCATGAAGTTATAAGGAGTAATGTCTACATAAACAATACCCTCTTTATCATAAAGTTCGTTGACGATGTGTCGAATTTGATTCCAAACGATATTTGGAATATCGGAAGGTTCATCTCCGTAAATCTCGTATAAAGATTTTCCAGAAACTTGTTCCATTTCAAACATCCATTGATCATTGGATGTTAGAGTCTTTGAAAGCGGATAAGGAGAAAACCCCATAATCGCGCTTACTTCTTGAAGATCACTTTCGCGTTCAACATTCTCGCGTCCTTTGACTAGTTTGGTAAATGTTGACATCCTTAACATTCCCTACATTGTCAAAAAAGATTCCGTTTTTGATACAATGGAACAAGAAGATCCTTCTATACCTGAAAAATTAAAGTCATGGTCTGAAGTTCAAAATAAGTTAAACGAGGATGATAATGTAATTGTTATATGTTACGCTACATGGTGTCCACATTGTCAGAGTAAACAGCAAATGTGGAAACAATTAGCAGATAAATATGGTAATAAAATTAAAATTTATAAAGCAGATGAAAATGCTACTAAAGGACATATTGAAGGATTTCCAACTTATATGGTTAAGAAAAAAGGTAAGGAAATAAAAGAAAAATCAAGTGGTGCTACTTCACCTGAAAAATTATTAAAAGATTTAGAATTACTTAGTGAGGGTAGTGGTAGAAAGAGAAGAAGGTTCCGTACCTCCAGGTTTATCAGTAGAAGAAGGAAGGCCACGCATAGAACCTTTCGCCGCCACAAATCCTTCCGATAAAATCTTTGCGTTTCTTGAAGGGAAAGCAGATGAATGATCTGGTTCATCCATACCTTTAGATAACCATTTCAAGAATTCACCTTGATCACCTGGAACTTTAGCAGATTGTAATGTATGGAAAGTTCGCATAGCTTGAGTTTGGTCAAATACATCTGAAGTATCCATATACAAATCTGATGTATGTTGGAAAGCTTTATGTATTTTACTCTTTACATCTCTACGATTTGTAGGCGCAGCATCTTCTCTATCAGGATTATCTTTGATTTCAGGTAAAAGAACATTCATAAAAGGATTTTCATTTGTAGGCATTGTATATTTTTTCTCAGGTGTTTTAGATTTTGTTACATTCAAAAATGCTTCTAGGACTTTTCCATTAGGAAATAATTTAATTAATATAATACTAGTAATCATTACCACAGGAATAGCCATTAAATAAGCTCCAACAGTGGTACAAACATATAAAATTATAGAAAAATAAATAGTAAATCTTACTACTGAATTTAAAGCTTCAGTAGTAGACATATTTGGAGTAGGAACAAATTTATTCCATGACTCTTTTGTAAATAAAATTGAAGGATCTTTGAACCAAAATTCTTCTGCCATCTTATTTTCTAATGGGAGTTTTTATCACGGACTTTTCTTTGTAATCTTGCTAACATTCTTTGACGACGAGCTTCAGGACTATTTCCCATTAATACTTCACGAGAAGTCTCACCTTTTTTCAAACCTAAAATATCATTAAAACTATTTCCAAAGAATCCAGTTATTTTTGCTTTAATAGTTTCAATTTCATTACGAATATCATCTTGTTTTAAAGACCCTTTCTTAAATTTATCTTTCATTAAATTTTGAATTTTATCAATACCCTTTTTAATTGCAGGATGATCAGGATTCTTTAATAGATTTACAATATCTTCAGGATTTTCAATATTAATATCTAAATCAGACAAATCAAGTTGTTCAATAATTTCTTTAAAAATTTTAACTATTTTGGAATTCAATACATAATCTAAAATTTCTTGAATGTATCCTTGCGATTTCTTATCTTCTAAAATTTTTGAAATTTCATCTGTGTTTTGACCTGTTTTATTTAAATAAGATTTAATTATATCAATAACACTACCAATTTTTTCTTTTACATCTCCATGTAGAAATGAAGCTAATAAAGACAATTGAAGATTTTTCCAAATCATATCTTGAATTTCACTAGATTCATGTTTCCAAAAAGTAGATAAATTAATATTAAATAATATTCTTCTTTCATTAAAAAATTCTGAATCTTTTTGAATAATTTTTAGAGCGTGAGGAAAGAAATCAGTTTCAATTGTTTTTGCATCTCGTTTAACATCATAACTAATTTCAGATAAAAGATCTGGAAACTTAGATTTCAGATCTTCTACAAACGTTTTAAATATTTCTTGTGCGTTCATTTATAGTTTTAATGAAAGAATGTTTAAGCTCTATTTCCTCCACGAGAGGCAAATAAATCTCTATCTTGTCCTGTTAAACATACACAACCTACATCATTGGTAAATGTAGAAGGACAGCATTCATGACTTACTTTATTATTTGCAAGAAGCATTAATTGATTACTTGTATCAGATTGAGAGGCAGGGGCTGATCCTGGAGGAAGAATAGGGGCAGATTCATTCGCAGCCCATCCTGAAACACCACCACCAATAGATACACCATCATAAGGACCTATACCTCCTGAATTCAAAGGCATACCTACTTCTTTTTGTTGAAAATGTTCTTTTGCTCCATAGGCAACTACTTGGGCACAATTTGAAGGAGGATTAGGACCACAACAAGGAGATGTGTTACCGGGCGCGCAATCATTATTTGATCCTGACCCAAAATGTTCTTTTGAAGTCATAGGCATAACACTACCAGAATTAAATTTCATAAATAAACCTGCTAAAACGGCAGCTACGAAAACTGCTACTATTAAATTTGTCTTCTCCATCTTTATTATCTTCTAAAATATATTTTTAAAATCCAGATGCTCCAATTAAAGAAGCAATAACAACCATTAAAACTAATAATTCAGGATTAAATAACGCTAAAATAATAGATATTGCGAGCATAGCATAAACAAAAGTCTTAATAATTCCAATAACAAGAAAAACAAATGATTCAATGAATTGTATACCTACACGAGCAAGGAATGCTGCTATATACCCATGACCTGCAAATCGTGTTAAAACATCTCGAATTTTTATTAAATAAAATGTAAATATACCTGTTGATGAAGTAATTTTTCCAAATGTAGAACTCATAAAACCTAACATAAAATTACGAATTCTAGAAAATAGTTGTCGAAATAAATTTAAAGGTGCTGTTAATTCTCCAAGAGAACTATGAACATCGGCAAACATAGAATTCAAAACATCTAGAATAGGTTTAAAAATTTGATTACCCATCGAACCAACACAAAACATAAAATTTTCACTTGTAGAAATATCAGGTCGTATATATCCAGCAAAAGGTATGTAAGCAGGACTACATCTATATTCATTCCAATGTAATCTCAATTTTTCAAGAGAATTGGAACCATGAATTCCTAAGGCAAATAAAAGACCAATTATTGGAATTCCAATAATTACATATATTCCCATTATATGAATATGTTAAAAATAAGACAACGTTTTAACTATAGGTCCTTCTACAACTGATTGAGCAGTATCTCCTCCTGTTGTGAATATATGAACAAATGTCATCATAGTTCCTACAAGTCTTCCTAACAATGTTCTCATACGAATAATTATATATTGTATTTGACTCATTAAATTATGTATTTTTCCAAATACTGAACCAACAATACCTAAGAAACCGCCACGAACACCACCCATCATACTACGCATAGAACTCATAGCTCCACCAATTTCTTCCAACGTATCATTTACAATAGAAAATTCAGCCATTAAAGGATCCATAATAAATCCAGCATAATTATGAAACATAGTCATGGTACATTTCATAAAGTTATCCGATATATTTTGCCCAACTAATCCTGCTACAGGCATATAAATTGGGTTACATCTATATTGAACCCAATTCTTTTTAAGCCATTCAATTCTACTTAAGGCAAATAAATAAGAAGATGCTATAAATCCAAAAATAAGTATTCCAATAACAATAAACAAGTCCATTATCTTATTAAAAACGGATTTTACTTTCACAAAAATTGAACTCTTAAGATGGATCTTCATTCAATGAGCTTACAAGAGCTTAAAAAGGTAGCAAAAGAACACCGACCCAAGATTAAGCACTACTATGTGAAATCTAAACTTGAGTTGATTCGTTTACTTTCTTTGAAGGAACTTCCTGAAGAATACATCATCGAAAAGATGACAATTGAGGAATTGCGTGAAGAGGCAAAAAGACGTGGTATTAACAAGGGTATTTGGAAACTTTCGAGACCTCAATTCATTGAATTACTATATTCGAGCCTTCAACAAAATAATCAGAATAATTATGGTGGAGAGAAACATGATGATCCAAAGAAAGAAGATCCCTAAAATATAGGGATATAAGTTCTGAAAAACCTTTGATAAGATAGGTCTTAAAATTTGTTTTTCAAGAAAATCTTGGAATTCAGGCGAGCTGAAAATTAATAAAGGGTCGAATGGTGTTTTTCCCATTTCTTTTTTGTCTATGAAATGATATAAACAGAAAGATGAAACTTTCGCAAGATACTCTTCGTTTAGGTGCTGTCCTCGGTGGTGTTTTACTTTTAGGATATTTAATGACATCCTATTCATCATCTAAATCTATGGTTGGTGAGGGTATGGAACAATTAAAGGACGCTCTTGGTGTTCAAGGTCCTCTTTCTGATGGAGCACCTCAATCTAATTCAGCATCAACTGTAGGTGGTAATGCTCAACCCTCAGAAACTCTACAAGGTCGCACTCCCTCATCTCAATCTACATATTCATCAACGACCTTAAATGCTGACGAACTTCTACCTAAAGGTGAAATTGGTGCTTCATGGGCAGCTGTAAATCCTGCTGCTGCTGCTGACCTAAAAGGCCAAAATTTCCTAGATGCCGGTTACCATACCAATACTGCTGTAATTGGTGTATCTCAAACGAATAGAAATGCTACATGGGATATTCGCTCTGAAACACCTAATCCTCAAGCTAAAGTAGGTCCCTTCCTAAATACGACCATTGAACCCAATCCTTTTAAGCGTGGTGTCAATGACACTTAAATCTTATATTTTAATTAAATAATGTTACCACTTGCTTTACTAAGTGTAGGAGGAGCGTTGCTTTATGCATCTGGAAAAGGACCTTCAAATGTAACCAATGTTAAAAGTTCTGTAAATGGTAAAGAATACCAAGTCCAGAACTTACCTGATAAAGAAGAAGCTGCGAATAAAATGGCTGAAATAAATGAAAAAATTGATAAATTATTAAGACATTATAAAGATGATCCTTCATCTATGAGTGATCATAGAATTAGAGTTATGATAGAAAGATTTAATCCTCACAATTTATGTGAAAACGATATTAATGCAGATACAACTTCTTATTCTGAAAATAAAGGTGAAAAAATTGTTGTTTGTTTAAGAGATAAAACTCCTCCTTATAAATTAGTTGATTCTAATACTATAACATTTGTTTTATTACATGAAATGGCACATTTAATGACTACAACTATAGGTCATACATCAGAATTTTGGACTAACTTTAAACAGATTTTACATGATGCTGCAGGTATAGGTATTTATCGACCTGAAAATTATGCAAAGAATCCAGTTGAATATTGCGGAATGAAGATAACAGATTCTCCTATCTAAAATAGTAAGATGATAAAAAGTGAAGTTTTGAATCTTTCAACGAAAACAAAATCAACAGTATCATTTTTTGATGATGATTTCATAGATACGATTCGTCATCAAATATCTAAAGGTTTGGAAATTCATCCTGATAGATTATTCATTTTAGTAGGATTGAAATTACCTCATGATTATTATACGAAAGATCCTCGAAGATGGGAAAATTTATTTGATAGGTTATCTTTGAATGGTGAACCTCTTTTAAAAGAACCGTTTCAAGAATTCTTTAAGAATTATAGAAAACCTTCTCTTGAAATAGAATTTTATGGATATGATAGAATTGAATGGTTATCTAAACCTGAATCATTAAAAGAAGTATTTGAACCTACCAAAGATTTTATTGAATATCGTATTTTAGGAGTTGAAGAAGTGAAATCTTTTATTATGCCTTTTGAATTTAGTAATATAGTTTCAAAAATTCCTGCTGCTAGATTACCTATTCCTCAATTAACGAATCTTTTCTCGTCTTATTACGAAGGATTTGAAATTGAAAATTTTTTAATTTTACCTTATGAAGACAAAGCTGAATCTTATCAACCACAATATTATCCTCTTCTGAGAACTACAACTCCTCCAAATTTATCAGAAGAAACTATTCGATTACTTGATAAAAATACAAATCTTCTGAAAAATCTTTTAAAACTAAAATCACCAGAACCAATTTCAACTGCTATCATAAAAACGAGATTCTATATACCATGGGTTGATACTGATTTTGGAGATGCTATTAGAACTAGATTTGAACAAATTTTTTATGGTATGACTGTTTCGGAAGAAACTCCATATATTGGTCTTTTTACTTCCAAAGAGCAAATCAATAGACATAAATTTTTTGTTACTGATTCTAAATCCAAGAAACCTGTTTTAGATATGACTGATTGGAATACATGGTGGAATTTAACAAAACCTTCTCGTAATAAACCTACCTTATTATTTTATAGAGGAACATCAAAACATAATTTTGATCGTATTGCTATTACATCTGTAGATTTAGTTTTATCAACACATCGTCCTGAAGATTCAGAAGAAACAATCGAGGATTTAAGAAAATATTTAAATGAATGGTTAAATTCTCTTGATGCTCTTACACCTTTCCTTAATAAAGATGATATTGATTTTGGTAGATGGGATTTACAAGACATGACATATGTAGCAAAATATGAAGATAAAATTGATGATTTTGATCTTTTGAGATTTAATTGTGTTTCTTCAATTTTTGATATAGCAGATAAAACTAAATCTCAATTTAGTCTTTTAAGAACCGATCATTCAAATGATGGTCTTTCTGCTATTGAAATTAAAGTTCTTCAATCTTTGAAAGACGGCAGAGTTAATGCGGATGAACTAGCACAAGAACTTTCAATTTCATCTAGAATAGCAAATGATTTAATTATTGCCACACAAACTAAATTAGAAGAAAATCCAAGACTAGCACAAAAATCATTCAGAGGATATCCTAGTCTAAAAATTGGTCCTAATTTTATAGTTGTTTCTGCGGTCAATGAACTTAAACATTCAATCAAATATGCTAATATTTTAAGATACGTTCTTGCTTCAGGTGATAATCCTGAATTAGATTCTGTATGTCCGAAACGAATGGAACGAGTTGCTGCTGAATCAGGAACTGTTCCTACTTCAGAAATTGAAGTTGATGCTGCTTTAGCAGAAGAATATTCCGATTTATTTGGAGAGTTAGAACAAGCAGAATCTGTCGAAGAAACTGAATCTCTTCCTGAATCTGTCTCTACGTCTTCTATTGCAAAGATATCTACCGAACAAAGACAAGGAACATTATATAAATATTTCAAAACAAGATTACAAGAATTTGATCCAGAAACATTTCATGCGTCAGCAATAAAATATCCTAAAAAATGTGAACAAAAACATCAACCTATTATTTTATCAACGAAAGATTTAGAAAGATTAAAAGATTCACCTTATAATCCTAAAAAATACGCAGAAGCAGATAAACTAGTAGATGTTGAAAATCCAGATGGAACTATTGTATGTCCTGATTATTGGTGTATGAAAGATCAAATTCCTTTACAAGAATCCCAAATATTAATTGAAGATGGAATATTTAAATGTCCTGTATGTAAAGGAAAATTACAAACTAGTTCAAGTGATAATCCTCGTGAATTTCCATTAGTAAAAAGAGAATCAGGATTTATATTTCCTGGATTTGTAGATTATAAATCACCAAAAAATAATAAAAACATGCCTTGTTGTTTTAAAAAATCAAGAGCTAAGAAAAACGTCCAAACTGAAAAAGGTATGGAAGATAAATATTATATTTTAGGTGAAGATAAAACGGAACTAGGACAAGATCGTATTTCATTTGTTCCTAAAAAAATACTTGAATCCTTACACATTAATGAAAAATATGAAGGTGTTGAAAGAAGATTAGTTGGTGGTTTAACTGGATTTTATAGAGTTGGGTTAGGACATTCAATTGAAACTCTTCCTAAATTCCTTAAATTAAAAACTAAGATTCCTTCTCCTCGTGAATCTATTCCTTTGCTTGTAAAATGTTCTTTTTTTAGAACATGGAAAAAACCAGGAACAATGCATCTTGAAACAATTGAAGCATCTTTAAAGAAATTACCTGAATACAACAACGAAAAAATTTATAAAAATTTAGCAAAGATAGTTTCAGGTATTGATGAAGCATTTCACAAAAAAGAACTATCACAATTAGAAGAAATTGAATACTCTGCTGTATGTCTACAATGTGATATTTTTAGAATTGATTTAAAAACTAATAAATTAGGATGTGTATTTTATGTTCCTATTTCTAAACCTAGAACAAAAGGTATAATAATTCTTCAAATTGAAGATGAAGTAAATATTTTAGCCCATACAACAAGAGAATCTCGTGGATTTTCTTATCTTTCAAATGTATTTGAAAGTCCATTTAAAAAAGAAACTTATGTTGAACTTGAAAAATTACGAAATCAAGCATGTAAGACAGAAATTCCTTCTTATAAAGATGCGTTTGAAATTCTACCTCATATTATGCGTGAACTTGAACTAGAAGATTATAGTATTATTCTAGATCCATTTGGAAAAGCTCAAGCATTTTATGTCCCTTCAAAACTTATTTTACCTTTTCAAAGCACAATTTTACCTGATACAGATAAACCTAAACTTTCAGGTTATACAGATGTAACAGAATTACCTACACATGAAAATGTTCTAAAATATTTGGATATAGCAGAAACATATTCTAAAGGATATGATTTCAAAGAAAATTTATTTAATTCTAAAAATGAAAGAGTAGAAATTTTACTTGAAAGCGGTCTTCGTATTCCTATACAACCTGAAAAAATAGAAAAACAAATGGAATCATCTGAAATTATTGAGACTGTAAGTCAACTAACTGAAACTGAATTATCATTTGGCGATTCAGATGAAAGTCTAATTAAACATAGAGAAAACATATCTTATAATTCTGAAGTATTTGAATTCTTAATTTTTCAATTAACGAATGATTTAGAAGATGATTTAGAACTGAAAAATGCTATTGCTGAATTAAGACCTACTCAATCAAAATTACAACCTCTTTTGAAAAAATGGTTTGATAGTATAACTAATTTTGTTGAAATTAAAAAACCCATTGAATTTATATCCAAAATTAGAACTCCATGTGGACAATTTAAAACTGAATCTAAATGTTCTTCAAATTTATGTGGATGGGATACAGCAAAAGGACAATGTAATATTCAAATCAAAGATACTCTAAATCCTGAAAAAATATTCAAAAAATTATTAGTGACTTTGATTGATAATTCAAAAGTTAGATCTATGATTTTAGATGGTAGAACGTCCCCCTTTTTTAGTACTGTTTTGTATATGGAACTACCAAATGAACTGATCGTTACTGATAATGAGTTGCCGGATTAGATGTTATCCACGTCAACATCCTCCTCTTCATCAAGAGCGTTGCTGAAAATAAATCCCTCCTCTTGGTCAGGTCGAATGGCCGTCATCAAAGATGCTTCGTCTGTGATGTCAACAGCAAGAACTCTGGGTTCTAAATTTGCTGCCTCTTTCACTTCATCAAGACGGTCATGTTCGACAATGCCAATAATCTCGAATTCCCTTGAACCTCCGACATCAGACTTGGAGACAATGACGATAGAACCAATGTCGACCCATAAGGATCTCTTTGATCTTCCTCGCATGTTTCCACGAATGGACGCTTGATCCAAATTGGGTTTGGAAGTTCCATCTTCATTTTTGGTCGTGTAAAACACTTGCATTCGTCCATTCCCAAGTCGTTTGATGACTCGAGCAATAAGAATGTTCTCTTCCAAATCTCCTTTGAGGTCATCAAGGAGATCCCTAATCAAGAAGTTGTTCTTTTTAGAGGCATTTGACACCTTTGCTGCTGCACGCTTTCCGTTGTTCTTTTGTGGCTTACTCATTGCGCTGCTGATTATATTATTTAGAGGGAACAAATCCGTTTTTTATGGTTGCTTCAAATCCTTCTTTAATAACCTTGGATAGCCATCCAGGCCTTCCACCTCCACCTGTTGGTTTATAATTTTTTAACCTAACTTCTCGGTTTAGCATTGCATAGTCAAATACTTTTTTTTCAAGATTAAAATGTTTACCAAACATTATCAAAATATTATTTTTTTGAAATACGTCTGCCTTTATCCATTCTTCCGCATTCAAGACCCACATAACTTCGGAAGGCCAATTTGATAAAATCCAATCAAGAATAGGTGGTTCAGGAAATACTTCTTCAGGACGTCGAATAGATTCAAGTCCAATCAAAGAAGGATTACCTTTACTTACATTATCTTTTTCAAATTCATGAACTTCTTCCAAAGTATTAAAACCATCTATTCTTATTGGAAGAAGTCCAGCTTCATATCTTTCAATAATATATAATGGAATATCTGATAACTTTCTAGTATAATCTGCACTCGTTCTTTCACGAACATATAGATCCATACTATCAATAAACAAAAAAAAATGAATCCGTTTTTAACAATAAATAGATTTTCGAATAGTTCTCCATTGTTTAAGATATTCATATGCTACAATAGAAGCAGCAACACTAACATTTAAACTACGAACAACACCATATTGTGCAATAGTAATTCTTGGAAATCCTAAAGTAAGAATTTCATGTGGTAAACCTTCAGATTCATTACCCATAATAAAACAGATTGGTTTATCTGAATCAATAAATGGTTTGAAATTAAATTCTTCTAATGGTAAACCTTTTTGCTCTACAAGAACAGGATTTAATCCTTCAAAGAATGTTTGGGGATCTATTTGAGGTAATTTAACTACCTCAATATAATTCTTTGCTCCAACTTCAGGTCGTGCATCATATCCTTTTTTTCCAATAATAAAGAATTTACTAAATCCTAAAACTGCAAACGCTCTAACTCCAAGTGCAATGTTCTTGTTTCCTGATGAATTCCAGAACATTACACACGCTCGAACATTCAACGACTTAGAAATTTCTTTAATTTTTTCATTTGGAAAAGATTGAAATTCAGTAATAACATTGAACTTTTGTGGAACACCTCCAACTTCTTTATATTCGCTCATCTTGAAATGTATTTACACTTCAAAACAAGAATCCGTTTTACCTACTCATAAGTGCTGTTGTAATAGATCCTAAATCTTTAAATCCTCCATATGAAATTATTGCCCCAATACAAGCAGTCATTCCATTAACTACTTTTCCACCATTTTGATTTACACTAACAATATTATATAAAGAAGTTCCTATAATCCATAATCCAACAGCAATCGTTATATAGTGCCACCACATTTATACTAAGTAAATATAATTTAGGCGGTGGGAGGTTTTAGAAAGTGTACTTTTAGGTAGCTTTGTAGATTTAGGTAAGTTACTTCTTGACCATCCTTTACACGTAGTAGTTTCCCTAGTTTAGAATCAGGGATGATACGGCGTTTGAAGGTCGGATCAAAGCACTTGTGTTCTTTTACATACGTCGCTACGAACTTCGTTACGTCCGTTTGAGAACGTTGGGACTTGGGAGAAAGACTCATGAAAGAGCATAGTTCATCAGATAGCGGACGTAGTTTTAGAAAAGCGTTGTTCGCACGGCGAGATTCCCATGCGGCTTTCTCTTCAGGCGTCATATCCGCCGGATCCTTGCGACGACGTTTCTTGGAGTCACGCACATCACGCTTTAGAGACTTCGCCGCCTCTAGAGACTCGGCTACTAGAGCACGCACACGCGTCGTTACTTCAGAGCCTAGAGCGCGTAGGTGCTCTTGTAGTTCAGATAGAACTACGGCGGCAGTTCGAGGAACTACTACTTCAGCAACAACAGGTGCAACTACTACAGGGACGGTGGCTTCGGCCTTGGCAGGCGCTTTTGATTTCTTGGTGGCGACTACAGGAGTTTCAGCTACGACAGGTTTCTTTACAGCCATGTTGTTTGCTTTTACTTGAGAGTTTGAGGACGGCATTTTTAACGCGTGGTATACTCTATATAATTCTTACCTGTTTAAATCACAATCTATAAAATGAAGTCATAATCATAAAACATACAGGATAATTTTGTTGACAATCATTTAAAATAGTTAAAAGTAATCTTGCAATAAGGAAGGAAACATATTTTTCGTTGATTGCATTAATAACATTTACATTATTATAAATTTGTATGGCCGCACATGATATCCACATAATATATTTATTTCTTCTTGATTCTTTACTAGAATGTTCATTCGCCCATACTTTCATATCTTCAAGTAACATGGTTAAAAAAATATATGATTGAGTAGTATTCATAGAATTTAATAACATAGGGCTTATTTCATAAAATCCATTCTCATCAAGAATTTGACTTACTTGTCTCCAATTTCGAATATTCCGTTCTTCTTCCGTAAATACAATATTCTTATCATGATGAAGCCAATGTAGTCTGCGTGAATGTAAATGTGCTAGTTTACGTAATCTTGTTCTCGTTTCAATCGTAAGTTTATTGCGATTAAATGGATTATCAGGAATATTTTTTACAAGTGTAGATTCCCAAATAGTTCGAATATCAAACCACCAAACATTCTTATCTTCTTCAAATGAAAAATACCATAAAGGATCAACAGAATTTCTATCATCTAATGTACATAATTCTTCATTGTTAGAACATAACTTTCTATTTATAACACCAGTTCCTGCTAATTTTAACCAAAATCGAAGAAAATATCCTCGCCATACCTTTTGAATTTTAATAATTTTGCTTAGACGGTTTTCTTCCATAAACCAATTGCGTGGAGAATTATACCGAGAATGACGTCTACAAAATAATAATCCATTCAAAGATTTAGAAGAACATCGTTCAGAACTTGTTTTGTTCTTGACTGAAAAACAAATGCTCATTCTTATTTTATAAGATAAGAAACACGAGTAAATGAATCTGTTTTTTTCATGAAAAACGGATTTAAACGAAACACGGCTATAGTTAAGTAAGGCGCAAAAAGGATGAATCGTACTCAAGCAATCAAGTCGATCAACGTAGAGGACGTGACGTTTCACGTGGGCAAGGCACAGGCTGGGCGCAATCCCAGCGTGTCAATGAAGCTAAAAGGACAACCGTTTAATATCGGTCTTCGTGACGTGCGCGCACCAGGTGGTCTAAACCGTCGAGAGAACGACGGCGCTCCCGACGCATTCACTTTGATGGTTGGGCTGCCAGGTTGCCCGCGAGATGGAGTAGGTCTCGCTGTGGCGGAGGGTGGCGAAGGCGGAGGCGGAGGTGAGTTGAGTGACGCGCAGGCGTTCTACAACTTCCTTCGTCAGCTCGAGAGCAAGGTCCAGACTGCTGCTGTGGAGAACAGCGCGAAGTGGTTTGGACGCTCTCGCACGAGGGCCGCCGTAGAGGACGGCTTCAAGCGACTGGTCAACGTCTCATCTACCAAGGTGGACGGTGAATACGTGCCCAATGGCAAGTATGACCCGAGCTTCCGCGTAAAGATTCCGATCTACGACGGACAGGTGAAGTGTGCCGTGGAAGATGGGACAAAGAATCCAGTTTACCTCGGCTCACCTGAAGATCTCGCGAACGTCTTTCCGAAGGGCGTCGTGCTGAACCTGGTTGTCAGCGGCAACATCTACATTCTCGCAGGCGGTGGGTTTGGAGTTACGTGGCGTCTTGGCGCTGCGCAGGTGTTTCCGCCTAGCCGTCCACGCCTAACTGACTTCTTTGAAGCAGTTGCCTCCCCTGCCGGTGGAGGCGGCGGTGGTGGAGGGAGCGCGCCTGTTGAGGAAGAGGAGGAAGATGAGGAGGATTCCCACTCTGAATCAGCTGTCGGTGGCACGCCAGCCGCCGACCGCCCAGCTACTCCGGATGACCAACCAACATCGCCTGTTCCGGTTGCTGCGCCTGGACGTCGCCGTCGAGCTGCTGCTTCATCAACTTAAAGCCTAAAGGGGGATCAAAAAGTAAAAAAGAATCATCTAAAAACAAAATAGAATAGTGGTTCAAATCCACACGGGGGATTTTTTTTACTGATGAATGACCATTCATCGCTAAAAAAGATTTGTGATTACATTTCTCACATTCATAAATAAAAAAATCTTCTTTTAATTTTGAAGGTGTTAGAATTAAAGTATTGTTTTTTAAAGCATCATCAAATACATTCTTGAAATCTTTATCAAGGCAATCTTGATATGCTTCATTTGATAATTTTGACCATAAAGTAGTATCAGTTTCTTTCCATTCTAAATTTTGATATAGAGTAGCAAAAGGATTATTTTCATATATCCAAAGAGCCCTGAATATCTCAGGTGAATTACTTTCATGTTCTGCTAAACCTACTTTTTTTGAATTATCATCATAAAGCCAATACACATGTAAATTTTCATCTATATATTTTTGATCAATTAAACCTCTATAAACGTCCTTACCATTATAAGACCATTCTTCTGCGTCACAATCAATATCATGTTCAACAATATCAGAAGAAATATCTTCATAAATCAAATGCGGTCTCAGAATAGAGAACATATTTGATTTCTTAAAGGATAATGTTTAATCAAACTTAACGGATACTTTAACTTCATGACGAGTTAGAGATTTAGTCGCAGAATTTGATAGTTCATGTCTTTTTTTTCGTTGTCCTTCAGATTTAGAAATTTCTTTCATTTCTGATAATCTACTTTCCATATCAGTATGAACTTTATCATAATTCTTTTCAAGATATGAAATGATATTATCAGTAATTGCCCATTCAAAGAAATTTAATTGTCCAACAGTAGTTTCAAAATCTTTGAATTTAATTCGTTTCGATCTACAAAAAGGATCAAACATTTTTTTTGAATACGCTTTTAAATGAGATTTATAACTTAAATAAACAACAATATGTTTTTGTGAATCTGAAATATAAGAAGTATTAAATTTCTTTGAATAATTTGTAACAAACCAATCAATTAATCTCAAAGATAAATTAGAATTACCATCCAAAATATTTTTAATTATTGAAAGATTAGTAGAATTTGAATAGAATTTTTCAAGACGAAAAAGAACCCATTGTTCTTGTGATTGTATTTCTTGCATTAATATTTAATATTTTCATCCTTGAAAACGGATTTAGGTTATTATTAATAATATCAAGTATGGCGAACAACGCAAGAAGTAAATACTTAGTGTATACTGATTGGGAATTACAAACCAAAAATGGTTTGCTTGGAGGTAGTTTACTTCACGATTATCTTGTTATGACAGAAGAAGAAGCAAAAGAAAAAGTTGCGATTCTTAAAACTCGTGGCGAAGATTTTAATAAACAATTTCCTGCTTTATATTCTGATAAACGAAAAGTTTCATATATTTATATTGAAAATCGTCCTCATTGGTGGCGTTAAACTAAAAACGAATAAAACAAAAACAATTTTTTAATTATAAAATATGGAAACAAAAATCAAAACCCTTATTGAAACATATGGTTCAAATGATCAACGAACACAAGCGTGGCATTTAAAAAGAGGAGAAATGTTAACTGCCTCTGAAATTTATAAAGCGTTGCCTGATTCTTCTGAGGCATTGAAACATGAACTCGTAATGTCAAAATTACTTCCTCGTCCAATTACGAATGGACCAGGACCAAGAGCTTTAGTATGGGGAACAAGATTTGAATCTATTGCAAAAGAGATTTATTGTTTAATGAATGGTGGAATTGAAATTGTAGATACATCTTGTATTCCTCATCCTACTTACAGTTTCCTTGGCGCATCGCCTGATGGTATTATAGTAACAAAAGATCCTCAAGATTTTAGATATGGAAAATTAGTAGAATTTAAATGTCCAATTTCACGAAAGTTTACACAAGATACACCTATTCCACCTGCATATTATCATCAAATGCAATTACAATTAGAATGTACACAATTAGATGAATGTGAATATGTTGAAATGGAATTCAAAGAAGAAACATATTCTTCATGGAAAGATTCCAGGGCGCAATTCAAATCATTTATTGCTATTCATGAAGATGATATTCAAGTTAAATATAAATCTATTGAAGATATGCGAGAAGTTTCAGTATGGCGTCAAGAAGTTTTAGGTGAAGAAGCTCATAAATGGGAATTATTGTATTGGACTTTAAATAATTATAGAAATACAACAGTTCCTAGAGATTTAAATTGGATTGAAACAAATATTGTAAGTTTTCGTAAAGTATGGGAAGAAGTTCAAGAATATAGAAATAAAGGAACCTTTCCTGAACATCCCAAAGATAAAAAGACTTTAACATTAATTTTCTAAATATATAAAAGATGAAAATAGGTTTATGTTTGATTGTAAAAAATGAAGCACATATTATTCGAGAATCTTTGAGTTGTACATTACCACTCATAGATACTTTTTCAATTGTTGATACAGGTTCTACTGATAATACTATTCAAGTAATTAAAGATTTTTATAAAGAAAAAGGAATTGAAGGAGTAGTTCATGAACGTCCGTGGAAGAATTTTGGTCATAATAGAACAGAATCTTTACAATTATGTGATGGATTAATGGATTATATTTTAGTTATTGACGCTGATGATTTAATGTCTTTTCCTCCTAATGGACGCGAAGTCTTACATAATATTCTTGAAAAAGAAAAACCTAATGGATGTTGCCTAAATATTCATCAAGGAACTGAAATGAAATATATGCGAGGGCAAATTTTTAAAGCAAATGATGGTTGGTGTTATAAAGGTGTAGTTCATGAATATCCTACAAATTGTAAAGATGGATCCAAAATGATTAATTTACCACGCAATTTTTGGATGGAATCTAGAAGATTAGGTGGTCGTAATTTAACTGGTGATAAAATGAAACGTGATATTGAAGCTCTCCTTAAAGGTATTGAAGAAGAACCTGATAATGATCGGTATTATTTTTATTTAGGTCAGTCTTATAAAGATGATGGAAATAATGAAGAAGCAATAAAATATTACAAAAAGAGATTTGAAATGAAACGTTGGTATGAAGAAGCATGGAATTCTGCTTATAATGTAGGAGAATGTTATCGTCGTATGGGCAATATGTTAAAATTTGAATATTGGATGCAAAAAGCATTTGAGTTTCATAAAGCAAGAGCTGAACCTTTATATCATTTAGTTAAACATTATCGTGAAACAAGACAATTCTATAAAGCGTTACACTATATAAATATAGTTCGTCAACTACCTTATCCAAAGCAAGATGTTTTGTTTGTTGAACAATTTCCTAATGCTGGTGGAATTGAATATGAAGCTTCAATTGTAGAATTTTATATTCATCCTGAAAAATGTCTTGAAACTACTTTGAAATATATGCTTATAAGAGAAGAACATCAACAAAATTGTATTTCAAATTTAAAGTTTAGTGTGAAACCTATTCCATCTGTAATGGCTCCATTAATTATTCCACAAGTATTTGGAGAAGATTTTAGACCATCTGCTATATCATGTTTTAATTATCCTTTAGTAAATGTTCGATTTGTTAATTATTTACCTCCTACAGAAGGAGATTATAAAACCAAAGATGGTTCACCAGTTCAAACTAAAAATTTAAGATATAATTTGGAAACTGGTGAATATATAAAGATTGAAGATAGCACACCATTATTCCAATCTTCTGTAAAAGGTTTGGAAGATATGCGAGTATATAACTTTGAAGGTAAACTATTTTATACTGCTACAAATTACTATGAATATCTAGATAAAAAAGTAAGTATTGTTCATGGAGAATATGGAAAAGATCCTATTGGAATTGAATCTCCTACAAATTCAGATTGCGAAAAGAACTGGCTAAATGTTCCTGGAACTGATGAATTTATTTATTCATGGAGTCCTTTACGTGTAGGAAAAATTCGTGGAAATAAACTTTTATTTTTCAAAGAAATTCCAACACCTCCATTATTTAAAACATTTAGAGGTTCAGCTTCGCCACTAGAAATAGATGGAAAGTTAGTAGCTTTAGTTCATTTTTGCGAATATTCTAAAAAGAGAAATTATTATCATTGTTTTGTAGAATTAGAAAAACAAACTTATAAGCCACTTGGGATAAGTTTTCCGTTTACTTTTCGTGGCAATGGAATAGAATACTGTTTATCTATGCGTATAAAAGATTCTTGTATAATTGAATGTTTTGTAAGTTTTATGGATTCTAACCCTCATAAAGTTGAAATTAATACTAAAAATTTAAGATGGTTTAAATTTGTAGAAGAACAAAAATCTAATATTGTAAGAGTTCCTGAAAATACTCAATTATATTGGGGAGGCGATTTTACAAATTGTAGACCTAATGGTCCGATTGAAACATTCGTAAATAAACATATATCAAAAAATAAATTAGCTGTATTCTTGGAATGTGATGGAATCTTTTCAGATGAAGAAGAAAAAAGAGTTCTTGAAAATTCAATTATAAAATATTCGTTTACCAAATCACTTGAAGATTTACAAGATTTTAATAATACTATTGTATGTACAAATTCTACTAGATTTGTTGATAAAAACAATATACTTCTTTTACCTATTCACGATGATACATTTCAAGAAGGACTAAAAAATTTATTAAGTAAATATACATTCCCCAATTGGAATGAAAGAAAATCTGTTTTGTTTTGGAGAGGTAATGTTGGAGGATTCGAGAGACCTACTATACGTATGAAAATTGTTGAGAAATTATTAGAAAATAAAAATACTGATGTAAAGTTTGGATTTAAGAATGAAAGACATGTTGATATGATTCCTAAGGAACATATTGGGGAAAGATGTTCTATACAAGACCACTTTCAATATAAATTTTTGTTAATGATTGATGGAACTACTTATCCTGGAAATATTCAATGGGTATTTGGAAGTGGATCTGTTCCAGTATTGATAACACATCCTGGAAATAATTGGTGGTTCAAAAATTTATTAAAACCTATGGAAAATTATGTTCCTATTCAATATGATCTTTCTGATCTTGAAGAAAAAATTGAATGGCTTATACAAAATGATACCGAAGCACAAAGAATTGCAGAAAATGCTGTGAAGTTTTCAGAAGTAATTTTTACTCCAGAATATCAACAAAAGTATATTAATAATGAATTAAACAGACTAAGTTTAGTTTAGGTAAATGAACATAGCTATTCTAGTTCCTATATGTTCAAGAAATCAAAATCATGAAATAATTGATGATATTCCATTTCTTAAAAAATTATATCCATCTTTTCAAAAAACAAGAGAAGATCAATATAGTTATACATTTTATTTAGGTTATGATGATGATGATCAATTTTATATTAACCATTCCGAAAAACTAAAAGAAATCATTCCAGATATTTTTTGTCTTGCAGGATGTCAAAGTGCTCCTGCTACTGCATGGAATAAGTTAGCAGATATTGCCTTTGAAACTGGAAAACATGACTATTTTTTTCAAGTCGGCGATGATGTTATTTTAGAAACATATGGATGGACATCTCATTTTATTAGTAAATTAAAAGAACATAATGATTTTGGGGTTGTAGGACCTTGTAATCTACAAAATTATAATGACCGAATTAAATTTGGAAATCCAATGTGTATTGAAAATTCATTCGTAAGCAAGAAGCACATGAAAATATTCGGATACTATTTTTATCCTAAAATAAAGAATTATTATTGCGATGATTGGATTACACGAGTTTATGAAGATATATTTTCAGAGATTCAAGTTGATTATACATGCGTTAATAGTTTAACAGCTGCACGTTATATTCCAGTTGGTTGTAACAATATTTATCAATATATACATGAAGGTAAGCAACTTATAAAACAATATAGATCATTGAAAATATACTTTCATGGATTTTGGAATAATTTCTTGAATAAAGAACTTAATATTTTTCTTAGTTTTTTTTCAAAGGTTTTTAATGAAGATTTAGAACTTACTGATATTATGGAAGATGGAGATATATTAGTTGAATGTTTATGGAAGAGTGAATCTTTAATAGATAAAAAAGAATGGAAATATACTTTTCTTTATACTGGCGAAGGTCATTACTTAAATTGGTGGGGTAATAGAGAAAATCCTCTTGAAAAATATTCATGTGTTTTAGGATTCAATAAAACTTCTAATAATTATGTATGTTTTCCTTTTTTTGTAACATATATTCAAAATAATCTAAGTTATGAACCTGTAAAAGAAGTTCCTCAAAATATAGTTTGTGCAGTAATTTCAAATTATGGAGGATATATAAGAAATAAATTTTTAGAAGAAACTGAAAAAAAATGTTCTGTAGCTTATGGTGGATCATATAAAAATAATATTGGTGGAAAAATTCAAGGAGATTGGGATGGAATTAATTTAATTAACTTTTATAAACAATTCAAGTTTGTTATTTGTATGGAAAATGAACAGCAAGATTATTATATAACTGAAAAAATTATTAATGGATTTCGAGCAGGAATAATTCCGATATATTGGGGTAGTCCAAATATATCAAAATATTTTAATCCTCGTAGATTTTTATGTATTGAAAATGAAGAGTCTATTGAAAATGTAATTGATAAAATGTTAAATATGACTGATGAAGAATACTTGGATATTGTTAATCAACCTATTTTCTTAAAAGATGATTATTTATCAGAAATTATTGAAGATACACAAACATGTTTAGGTTTACATATTGATTAAACTCATATAAATATATGGATCCAACTTTATTGACTGTTTATAAATCGCCTTACCCTAAGATTCGGATTGGAAAAGAATATGACGGAGGTTATGTGATGGTTGATGTTCCAAATGCAACATATTCTTTACTAGTAGCTTGTGGTATTTCTGATGATATATCATTCGAAGAAGATTTTCTTGTTAAATTTCCTGAATCCAAATGTATTGCGTTTGATGGAACAATCAAATCTTTACCAACATCTAAGGCAGATATTACATTCGTTAATAAAAATATAGGCTGGGAAAATAATAATTCTATTACGAATCTCAGTGATATTATTTATGAAAATAATTCTATTTTCCTTAAAATGGACATTGAAGGCGGGGAAATTCCGTGGATTAAAAGTTTAAGTAATAAACAATTAAATAAATTTGAACAAATTGTTATAGAATTTCATTTCCCTTTTTCTAATGCCGAAATTGGTATCTTTGAAAAATTAAATGCTAATCATGTATTGGTACATTTTCACCCGAATAATTGCTGTGGAGTAAGATCACATAGAGATGTAATTATTCCTAATGTGTTTGAATGTACCTATTTGCATAAGAAATTTTTTACTTCTGACCCTGATGTTAATACTGAATTAATTCCAAATAGTATTGATATGAAAAATGTATTATATAATGATGAAATTTTTATAAATCACACTCCTTTTGTTAATTAAGCAGGCACTACTGAATTCCATACATTAACGCGAAAGGGTGTTACTAAACCAGGTATTTGTTCAGGAGGAGAAGGTGTCATTACGAAATGATTTGTTTGTTGAGCGTAAGAAGAGTCAGTTGTCATAGCTGTTCTTTTTACGTTACCTTGATCTAGAAATTCAGGAACAAATGTTTCCTTAGAAGGATTCATAAAGAGCATATAACCAATTAAAGCAAGTCCACATCCTATAGCAAGAAAACTTAGGTCTTTCATTTACAAAATGGATATGATATTTTCATAGGAGTTTCATAATATTAAAGAATGGAAGAAGTTGCTTTAAAGACTTTAAAAGAGATTCTTCTTGGTCGTGGTCGACCTAATGAAGAATTCGAGATTGTAGGTGGTGCCTTAGATGAAACTAAAATGTATACTTATGATTCTCTACTAATTATCTTTAGCACTAAAACACGTGTAACAGAACGTGAATTTCATAATTTTCTTGATTTTGCTCGTGATAATAATCATAATTCAGGTATTATAATTATTAGTCCTTCAATTCCATCTGAGAATGTTCTAACTGTTCTTCGTAATCATATTAATGAAATAGAAAATCCTTTAGTTCAAATCTTTGAAATTAGACATTTACAATTTGATATTTCAAAACATCGTAAAGTTCCTAAACATCGTATTATTAGTGATGCTGAAAAAGTAGCTGTTTTAAAGGAATTTAATTTAAAAGATTCATCATTTCTACCAAAAATTGATAGTCAAGATGCAATGGCTAAATGGATTGGATGTCGTCCTGGAGATATTGTAGAAATTACTGGTCTTTGTGATTCAACAGGAGAAAATAAACGTTATAGATTTTGTGTTGCTGATGTAACAAATGGATAGTCAGTTTAATACTCTAGTATCAAGTTATAGAGATAATTATGTACAATATAAGGTGACTGGAAATACTAAATTCCAATCAGCTTATGAATCAGCACAACAAGGTATACAAACAATCTTAAATTCATTAGAAAATGAAGTATCAAATGAAAAACAAGAAATAAATGATTTTTATTCTAAAGATATTGAAGGACAATTACAAAAAACTAATTCAAAATCTAAGTATTTAAGAACTAGTATTATGGATGAACATGATTTAACTAAAACTGCAGAAATACGACAAAGTCAACTTAGTTCACCTGTAACTCCTGGAATATCAACAAGCGAATATACTACATTAGGTGTATTAGTAGCTATCGCTGGGGCATTAATGTTTGTTTAACACTTTCTACACCTGAACTAAAACTAACTTTAAAAACATTAAAAATAATTAAGAATGTTAATAATAATAAACCACCTAAATAAACCCAATACATAGTTTGAGCTTCATTTAAAGTTTTAGAATTCGAATTTTTAATTAGTTTTAAAGTAGTAAGTTTATCTTGAGATTGTTGAATTTCATTATAATCTTTTTGATATTGTATAAGTTGTTGAGTTAAATCATCAATTGAACCTTCTTGATCTTGTTGTTTAGTTAATTCTGTAATAATTTCTCTTAATTCATCAGTCATTTGTGTATTTAATTGTTGAACTCTTGATACTAATAAAGGTTGATTTTTAGGATCTTCTTCTAATAAAGTCATGTTTAAGGCATTTGTATATTCTTGTTTTAAAAAATTAAATCTTTCATTGAAATCAAGAAGTTTTTGATTTCTTGTATCTTGAAAGTTTTTAATATCCATTACATTTTTACAGGATTTAAAAATTAGTAAATTAATAATAAGATGAACTTTCAACAAGATTTTGAAGATACAACAAATGAAATTAATGGTATATTAATTAGTTCTTTACCTGGATATAAAGTTCCTGATACAGATTTTATTAGTATGATTCAAAAAATTGATCCTCTTGATAAACAAAGAGATGATACAATAGAAGAAACTGAAGACCAATATAATTTACAAACACATTTTTTAGTAGTAAAAAAACAAATCAATGAATTTATAAATTATTTCAAAGGAATATTTAATTTAAGTAATGAGACAACAAAGCAAAATAAAGACGCAATTGGAAAATTAGAAAAAGACGTTCAAGAAACACAAATTAAAATTGATCAAATTAATTCAACTGAACCATTTATAAAAAATCTTTTAGTAATTTTAGTTATAGTTTATGCGTTATATTTATTTGGTTCATTTCTTGGTTCATTAATTCATATATTAGCATTAATAATTTTAGTTGGAGGATTATATTATGCTATGAATAATAATGGGAAATCAACCTTCTTCTCCTAATTCTCCACCACCTCCACCTGTAGTAGAAATATGTGATTTTGAATGTCAAAGACAAAAGAATCTTGTTTTATTAAAGTTAGCCTTAGATAATACAAATAAAGAATCAGAGCCTGAAAAATATGAACAAGCACGTATTGCTTACTATACTGAATTAAATGGTTCGGCATGGTTAGAAAAAGATAAAGAAAGAAGAGCAAGAGAAGAATTAAAACCTATTCTTACAGATTTTAATACTAAATATAAAGAATTAACAGATTTTAAGAATTCAAATAAAGCTTTTATAAATTTAAGTTCAGTATTAACAAATCAATTAAAAAATGATGAAGAAGACAATTCTTACCTTAATAAACAATACAATAAAGAAAAAACAATGACGGAAACTTTATTAAGAAAGAATCAGTTAACAGATGTATCTTCACCTATATCTACAAGTTCATGGTTATATACTTTTATATTTTGGTTTCTTATTGCAATGATAATATGGTTAGTCTATTCAAAATTTGATAGAATTAAATACATGATTAATTTTTCTACACCAACTTTATAATGGAATTACATTACTTTTTTTTAGCGCTTCTAATTTTCTTAATGTATTTTGTGAAAACTTCAATTCTTTCAAAAGAAGGATTTGAAGATGGATCATCTCAAACTTTAGAAGAACCTGAAGAAATATATGATGATACTTATGCTTCAATATATAATGAATTATGGCAATCAAATGAACTTTTGAAATATGAACAAATAGCAATACAAGAAGGTGCTCTGGCTGATAGACCTTTGAAGAGTGTTCGTATTTTAGATATGTGTTCAGGAACAGCTCCTAATGCTTGTTATTATAAAAATTTAGGTGTTGATTATTTAGGAGTAGATTTATCACAAAGTATGATTAAAAAAGCACGAGAATTATGTCCTAGTGCTACATTCCAAAAAGGAGATATAACACAAGTTCAATTATTTCCACCTAAATCATTTAGTACAGCTTTATTATTAAATTTCTCAATTTATCAGTTTAGAAATCCTAAGATAGTATCTGATAATGCATATCAATGGTTACAACCTGAAGGAATATTTGTTGTTCATTTAGTTGATCCTGATAAATATGATCCTTTACATGATTTAGCTTCACCTTTTGCTTCATTTTCATTACAAAAATATTCTTTGGAAAGACAGACAGATTCTAGTATATTCTTCGACCAATTTAAGTATAAGGGAAGACTTAATAAGAAACCAGGAGAAGATACAGCAACATATGAAGAAACATTAACATATTATGACCCTGCCAATAATAAAGGAACAAAATATAGAGAACATAAACATCATTGGACGATGCCATCAAAAGAAAGATTAATTGATATAATTAAAACATCTGGATTTAGACATCTGGAAACACAAGATTTAGTGAAAGTATCAAAAGAATATCAATATCTCGTTTTTTTCAGTAAGTAGTGTAATGAAAGGAGGTAAGTTTTATCAAGGGGATTATGGATGTGTTGTTTATCCAGGATTAACTCCTAATTCTGAATCAACTGTAACAAAAGTTTTTAAAGAAAGTATTGAAAAACGCAAAGAAGAAAGGGTAAATGATATTTTAAAATCTTTTCCAAATGATTTTATTGTTAAGAAAATTGAAGGACCAGTTGATCCATCAAAAAATCCAGAAATAAATATGTGTAGAGTTGGTCCTGATAATCATCCAATCACTTTAAAAGAAATTCAAGCAAATTCAATTTCATATGAATATCTTGGAAAATCATATGAAGAGATTACGCAAGCTGAATTAAATGAGGCATTCAAAGCTCTGCTTACTTTAACATTAAAAGTTATTGATATGAATTCCAAGGGTTTTACACATAATGATATTGCACCCAGAAACATTACTTTTAAAGATGGTCGTGCTTATTTAATTGATATTGGTGCATTTGAGTTTAAAAAAGGAACACAGAATTATCTCGATGTATCTGTTTTATTAAATATATTAGTACTTATTGCCAGCAGGGATAATTTATTAAGTGGCGAAGATTATCAATATTTACGAGGGGTTTCATCTAGTCCATTAAATCCTAGAACAATTGAATCAGTAAAAGAAGTGTTAAATAGTTTATTTATACAAGGCGCAAAAGCTCCAATGTTACATGCAATTCAATCTGCTGCTGGAAGTAAAAAATATTCGAGAGGTAATAAAGCTGTTGCCGCTAAAGTGGCTGCGTTAGTATCTTCCGAGAACCGTAAGTCTGGACAGGGTCCTACTGCCAAAGCTCGTCGTCGTCGTGGTAAAAAGGTCGGAAAATCTCATCGCCGTAGAAGATAAATGGGTCTAGGTCCTAGCAAACCGGTGGTTATTGTTCCAACAACTCCTAAACCTCGGAAACCTATTGTTGAAAAAGAATTAACTTCATAGGAGCGTTTGAAAATTATTAGAAGAAAAACTAAGAAAATGTAATGGATATTACTGATTCAAGAACAATCTTAGATTTCCAGAAATTTACTTTCTCTGGACATTTAAGAAGTCATGTATATAAAGTTTTAGATGAAAATATTAAATTGGGTCATGCTGATTATTCATCTTATTGGTCTTTGGAATTATTATGTTCAGGAATAATTCATTCAATGTGGCAAACATTTTTTGAGGCGGCAGCACATCATATTAATCGTGCCGCACCAAATGTATTTATTTATTTATTAAATATGTATGAAAAATTTGCTCCATATGAAAATCAATATTCTATTCAAAATATAACAGATATTCGTAATAACAAAGATGTTCGTAGATTAGTATGTGAAACTGTTACTTCTATTACTCTTTCAAGGAAACATAAATTACCTTCTTTGCCAAGACTTAAACCTGAACACGATTTTCAACAAATAACTATACAAGAAAATTTGAAATCTCCATCCGCAAATTATGGTCGTTCTTTAATAAAAGAAGAAGATCCAATAGAATTATATATTCCATTTAATGAATTAGTTTATTGTCTAAGATCTGAAACTCGTGATACATCAAAGGCTTTTTATTGGGTTTCATGGATATTAGCATATTCATCACAATATAAAAAACAAAATAAAATAGTTCTTCAATGTGCTTATCGTTATAATCAATTTATTGATGATAAATATGCTAGATTTGTTATATGGTTATTATGGGAAGCAGTAATTGACGCATCAAGGAAATCTCCACAATCTGGATTATTAAGTCCATATATTGACGCTCTCTACAAATTTCATTGTTTAAGATGGAATCCAGGAGTATTAAAATCTAGACTATGTTTTTTAATTACTGCTATACAATTTGTATGTGAAAGCACAACTTTAGATATACATTATTCTATTCCTCAAAATATTTTAGTAGTTCAAGATGTTATTCAAAATATTCCTCAATGGATTTCTGCGATTATTCAAACCCAAAGAACTTTTTCTTCTTCTTAACATAAAAATGTTCGACGTCAAATTTCAAAATGCTGCTTTATTGGCAGTTCTGTTTTTTGTTTTAAGTTCTCCTATGACTTATCGTCTTGTAGATCGTCTTGTAGGTGGTGTAGTCACCTCTATATTCCCTCAATTTGCTTCTGTATTTAAGGTAGCAGAAGCTGGATGCCCTACTCAATATGGTCTTGTAGTTCATTCATTAGTATTTGGTCTTGTATGTTATTATTTTGTTAAAGGGCTTTAATAATCTAAGAATATTAATAGAATGAAGATAGTTGTATTTGATACAGAAACAACAGGTTTACCAAAACTAATAGAACCTGCATCAAAATCTCCCAATAATTGGCCACATTTAGTGTCTATTTCTTGGGTAATATTAGAAAATACATTGCCACATGCAATTTCAAAAAAACGTTCATATATAATCAAACCTCAAAATTGGACTATTCCTGAAGATTCAATTAAAATACATAAAATTACAAATGAAATTGCTATAAAAGAAGGTGTTTCATTAAAAGATGTTATGGAAGAATTTATAGCAGAAAATCCTACACATTTAATTGCTCATCATATGGAATTTGATTTTAATGTTTTAATTCATGCTATTAAATGGGATTTAGGATTAGATATTTATAATAAATTACAATCTTGTAGTCTATTTTGTAGTATGCATATATCAAGACCTTATTGTTTATTACCAACAAAGTATCCAAATATTTATAAATCACCTAAACTTCAAGAATTATATGAATTTATTTTTAAAAGATCACCAAACATTAAAAAATTACACGGATCATTATATGATACAATTATTTTAGTTGAATGTATTCAACACGCTGATTGGTTACAAAAAGAAGTCGGTTTAAATAACCCAACCCTATCTACTATTAATGAACTACATTAAGAAAGTTAATACAAATTTAAAGAATCCTATAAAATCACAAAACGTAAATTTTATTTGGAGTAATGATGGATGGTGTTATGTTCCTGAATTAAAAATTAGACAAAAATATACAGAAACTAAATATTTCATGGAAGAATGGAATGGAATTATTCCTATGCCATGTCATCATGAAAAAATAGATTGGTCTTTATATTCACAAAAACCTAGAATTTGGAAAGAAGGTAATGATGTATTTTATATTACTTAACTTCTTCTTTTCTAAAAAAGCAAAAGACTCTCTTCAAAATAAATTGAAACCATGATTGTTTTTTTTCATCCAAATCGACATTTCCTTTCGGAATATTAATTCTCAGAGTATTCATTCTGCGTATTTGTTATATTAATTGAAAGCTATGTCTAAATAAATAAGATGGTTATTCTAGATGTTCTTTATGTTGCTTTGGCAACAATCGCAGTAATGTTTGTTTTACAAATTCTTACATTTTTAGTTACAAGAATGATGTATCCACCTGAACCCAAGGTAATTTATAGAGAAGCTCCTCCACCTGTACCTCAAATGCATTCACAAATTTATATTCCTCCTCCTGTTCAACCACAAGTTTTAACACAGCCGTCGCAACAAGAAATAAAGTTACCTGAATATGAACCTCGTAGTCAACCAACTTCAACGTCATTACGAGTGGACCCCGAATTACCAGCTGGTCTCAAAGAAACTCGTCCCGATGGGACTTGAAATGACTAAAATACCTGTATCTGATGGTAAAGATGGATGGATAGTTTTAACTTATGAAAAAAGCATTCCTGTTTGCTTTTGGATAAGCAAAGATGAGTGTTTAAAATTACCTATGATCGCAGATGAAAGAATTTGTGGAGATACTTTTTTGAAAGTTGAAAAGGTTTCATCTGAAGAATATTTAATTTCAGATATTTTAATATATAATTCTGTATGTATATTTGAAAATTCTACATTTGAACAACGCTTTGAATGGTTAAAAGATCTTCTAAAAGAATTTACGTATTGGATTCCTGGATTTACAAAATTAATACACAAATCAGATTATGAAATTAAAAATATTATCGGATATGAGTTTCACCCTACAGAAAATGCAGGTAAAAAAGGATATTTTGAAGAAAAAACTAATTCATGTTCAATTACATATTTAAATATTCCTGATTGTTATGATGTTGAAAATAAAGGATATTTAAGAGTTCCTGATATGAAAACTTCTATGTTTTTGCGTTCGAAAGGTATGAAATTTGAATTAAGATGTATTGAAAATAATGATGGTTCATGGTCCATAAAAGAAAACATTCCTGATGTAGAATAAATAGAATGCCGATTAAAAAATCTGTAAAACGCAATAAAAAAACGAAACGTCGTCATCGTGGTGGATATTATGGTGCATCAGGAGCAGTAGTTGAAGGTGGTGTTGGTCCTGCAGGTATGAGATGGGGAAGTGGTGAAGAAGTTCCTACTGTAGAAGTTGGTGGAGCACCTATTCCTGTAAACTTAAAGGGTGGTCGTAGACATAAAAAACGCAAAGGTAAGAAATCAACAAAAAGAAGAATGCGAGGTGGAACTAAATTTGGAGGAACATATGCTTCATATGAAGGTAATGGTTCAAGAGGACTTGCCGATGTAAAAGGAGGAACACATACACCTGGCACTCCTCAATTAGGTAGATTTAATAATGTGGGTGCTGAACCCAGTAACTTTAATAGTTTTGAAGGATTAAAACCTGCTCCACTTTAAAGTAAATTTTTCATATAGTTAAATAATAAGATGAAACCTGATATGCTTTTAGCAGGAGTATTATTTGTATTAGTTTCTTATTATCTATACCAACGCAATCTAACACATATGATTGCGTGGGTAGTTGTATCTTATTTAGTAGGTGTTGAGGTCGCTAAATTGTCATGTGTAGTATCTATGTTAATGAGTTTAGTTGTATTATATTTGATATGTATGATAACAAGAAATACATGGGAACATTTTGAAAATGAAGGTAAAGAAAAGAAAGAAGAAACTAAACCTGAACCTGCCCCACCTAAAACATCTGATCCTCATGTAGATGTAGGAACAACTATTTTACACGCTTATCGTAATTTAAGTCCTGAACAAATTGGAGGAATGAGAAAAGATACAAGAGAATTACTTGATTTACAAAAAGAATTAATGGGTTCATTATCTGAAATGAAACCTGCAATTGAACAAGGAGCAGAACTCTTAAAAACTTTCAGCACATTCTTTGGTAAACCTGGTGAAGATGGCGCTTCTCCTCCTGGACTCTAATTACGACGTCTCTTATTAGTTTTCTTTTTACCTTTTTTATTACGACGACGACGCGATTTACCACCTGTTACCTTCTTCGGGACATGTTCCGGCCAGACGCCAGGTGGTGCTAATGCACCGAGTATTCGTGATTTTGGGGCGGCGGCGGCCGGCACCGGCAGTGGCTTGGAGAATAATCCTGAATACTCTTGCACAAAATAATTCCTTTCAGTAGGAGTAAGCTTACCAATTTTTTCTTTTAGAGACATTATGTTCTTACAGCCCGCTTTTTCCATATTCTTCTGGCACGCCTCAACTAAAGCATCTATTTCCGCTTTATTACTAGGCTCCTCCATTTATATTTACCTCTTTTTTTTATTTAAAGATGTTCTTAATCTTTCCATACCATCAGCATAAACAAACATATGATATTTAGAATCATTACATGAAATAAAAGGTCCATTAACGGAACGAACTATTTTCGTCCATTCATGGATTTCACAAGAAAGTAAATGAAACTTTATATATTCATACCATAAATCAAATGTATTTTTAATTGACAACAATGTAAAGATAGAAGGTGTTTCTTTTTTAATTATAAAATTAAATAAAGTTAATAAAGGAGAAACAAATAAACTAAACCATAAAGAAAGTTTTTCTAATAATGATTCTTTAATAAACTTTTCTTGTAAAACTACAAATTCATCTGCTTTCATAAAGAAATTTGTCGATTGATTTAATAACAAATATTTTATAGTTTCAATATTCATATGAAATTTGTTAGGGATCATCTTCTTTTATTATAAATCCTTCATTAGGAAATTCTTTTAGTTCTAACGTCTCTGAATCTATAAATCTCCATTGAATATCATTTTTTCCTGATAATTTATTTAAATAATCTTTATTAATTCTTTGATCATAACAAATACTTAAATTAACGGCCTCAGTTATAGATAGATTATTATAACCTATCCATATCCATGGTAATTTATATTGAGGAATTTGAGGTGGTTTATTATCCATAACTAAATCTAAATATCTTGCTGTCCGTCTTAAACAACAAAATACATGTTTAGAAATCCACCAAAGCATTATACTATTTTATTGGATTGTTTAGGTAAATCATTATTTTCTTTCTTTTCTTCTTCATCATCAGAATCAGATTTTAATTTGAATGTTTCTTTTACAACATGAGAAGCCAATCTGTCCATACCTAATCCTAAAGAAATAGATGAAGCAAGAGCGACCATTATAAATGGTGTAGCTACAATTGCCCATGAAACAATACCTAAATCTACTCTACATAAGGCATCAAGTATAACTGCGCCAGCAACACCCATTCCTGCCTTTATTAGAGCAGTCATATACATGCCTAAAGAAATATCAAGACCTACGTGAATCGTAGTATAAAGAATGTATAAAAGAGCAGGAGGACAAATATATTCAAGAAATTGTATTTTCATCTTATTTACATTAAACAAAATAAAAAATGAGTGGAGAAATTGAAACTATTTGTGAACTTTCAGGATGTTCAAAAGAGGACGCCATAAAAGCATGGGAAGAGTTTGAAGATATAGTTGAGGCTGTTGATAATCTTTTGCCAGGAAAAACATCTAGAAAAAGAAAAGAATTGTCAGAAGAACAACAATTTTTCAAAGAAATGAGAGAAACGTTAAAAAAAATGGATGAAAAAAGACAAATTAATCTAGTTGCTCGCGAACCTTGTGAACAAGACGAGAAGCAAGACCACCACGAAGAAATGGCTCTACAAAATAATTGTTTTCAGGAATGTCAGATTCCTTTTCTGGAATTAAAGGAACAAAAACAGGAAATTGTTTGTCAGTCACAGTCTGAATGCTTTTGCGATTTGCAGTTGAATGACCAAAAATAACTTTATTTTCATCTGCTGTTCCATCTGCGTCACCTTTACCTAAAAAAGGAGTTGTTGCCCATGGACGAGAAAATGTTTGTTTACCACCTCTTACTCTTGCTGTTCCAGGAACACCCCATAATAAATCAGATTGTAAATCAATAGCACATCCACCTTCAGGTGAATTACCAAAATTACCTTTGGGAATTAAACCAGCTGCATTTGCTGCTGCTCCAACCGCCCATCCATTTCCACATCCACCAGCAGAAGGATTCTCTAAGGCTGAATTTTCACTTTCGTGTCTTGCTACATCACGTGCAGCCTCACCTTGTCTTGTATTTGAATAAAAAGCAGGTAATCCATAATTAGAATTCATCTTTAATTATGGTTTAGAAACAATTATCTTACTAATTAAATATAATGTATTGGGGATATCATTTACTACTTGATTGTTCTAAATGTATTCCTTCAAGAATTCGTAATAAATCTCGAATTGAAGATTTTGCTACAACTCTTGTGAAAAAAATTGATATGGTAGCTTATGGCCCTCCTCAAGTTCAACATTTTGGATCAGGTAATAAAGGTGGTTATACTCTAGTCCAATTAATTGAAACATCAAATATTACGGCCCATTTTGTTGAAGAAACTGATGATATTTATTTAGATGTATTTAGTTGCAAACCTTTCAATCCTTCCGACGTCGAAGAGTTAGTTGATGAAATGTTTGAACCTTTGAAAAAGAATCGTATTTTTCTTACACGACAAGCTTTGAAAGTTAAAGATGGATGTCCTTGTCCTCTGAGTGAACTTAAATAACTTAAAACGAATTTACTTATTTGTTAATTTTAAAATGTATGGTTATATTACAACCTTGTGATTGGATAGAAAGTGATTCTAAATTCAAGTATGTAGTAGATATATTCGGACGAACTTCTGGTAATGAAGTATCAAAAGTTCGTCTAACTGGATTCCAACCTTATTTCTATTTAAAATCTACAGAAAATGAAACTGCATCACAAATTCATACTTTATTAGAACAAAAATCAGATAAAAAATTAAGAGGATTGAAAATTACACAAGAATTGAAATTAGATGCTATGCGCGGATTTAATGGTTTAAAACCTATTAAAGTATGGAAATTTTCATGTCCTGCATTATGGATGTTTAAAACTATTTCCAAGACTTTAAAAAATAATTTTAAAATTGGAGAAAGAAAAATTTCTATTGAAGATATTTATGAAAATAATTTACCTCCATATATTCGTCTATTTCATGAATTAAATATTTCTCCTGCTTCTCCTATAGAATTTGAAGCAGATGAATATGATCCTGAAGATGATGAAAATATTGATG